TTAACACATGACCAAGGTATATTACCACCAACTCAGTTCTGGTCGGGTGTAATCCCCACAATATCCGCACCAATTTGCTGGATGATGCTTGGCGTCGTATCTACATGCACATTCGGAACATCTCATTCTTCCCATGTAGTGTGGGTTAAACGTGTATAATATAACACTTAGCCTTTTTTTCTAAAAAAGCGCCACAAAAAATTGCCAAATGCTTTTGATAGATGATGTCACTTCGTGACCTAAAACGGTCCATAATCTACCCGAAAATTGGGGCACTTTTCTCCGATGTGTGAATAACTGCAGTTACTGTTTTACACACATACCATTAATTAATTTGTAACCTGGACGACAACGCTGTCCTCGTCTTGGTTTGTATTTGCCCCGGGTCTTTGGCTTGCTGGGAAGACTACCGCCTACCCGGGACTGTTCTTCTACTGCAGTAGCTATGTCAGCTTCAGCATCCATATCGTGCGCAATATAATTATCATATAGAAATAAAGAGAGCGGCGGGCCAAATACATTGATCCCGAGACGCTTGTACTCTTTCGCCCTAGCTAACTGAAGGTTTCTTCCAAAATTAAAAACACTAGCAGCTAGCAAACTTTTACTATAAGCTTTAGACAAAGACATTGCAGTCCTAGCACCAGATATTTTCTTGTGTACTCCTATAGTTAAAATCGGTCTCTTTACAGCTCCATATAGTTTGTAAGCTTTAGATCCCGTTACCATACTTCCGCCCCTGGCTAATGCACCTACCGGAAATACTGATGCGCCTATAATAGCCGCATGTTTTGCTGTAGTATATCGCGAGGCCATTGTGGCTCCCGCTTGATTCGTATCCATTGATACATGAAACGATCGTGGCCCGAAAATTATATCTCTCGGTGTTGCCACTTTATAATCCCACCATCAGAGTAATCGGCTCATGAGTCGCTGCACCTGCTATGAACCCTAAACAGAACCATAGTTGTTCGCTTGTTGGTTTTATTTTCCCCGTCATAGACTTTACATCTCGTACGTTCCAAGACATTCCACTTCGAAAGCAACGAACTGTCTAGTTCCTGCTACTTCTCCCGATCCTAGTAAATCCTCTAGCTCGAACTTCAGAAGTCCAAGAGGTGCTTGTACTCTGAAAGTATGTGTACTTTGATAGGTGGTTAGCTGGAAGAAGTCACAAGGTTGTGCTTCTTTGCTATCAGCTACTGAACCACTGACACCTATCCTTCGATCATAAGGCGGTTCGTCCTGTTCGTCCAATGTAATCTGTACGTATTCGTCCTCGGAAACATCTTGCTCAGGGATTCTGAAGAACGGAGAATCATTATTAATAAATTGTGTATCTCCTCCAGATGTTAATGTAGAATCGTCTAAAGTCGTTTGTCTACGTTGATTATACGCTTGAAGCAGTCCAATATAGGTATACGGACCAGGTGCTGCGCTACTATGTGATTCGCAGACATTCAAATAGAATGGATCAGCGGTATTAGCGTCGCCTGATTCAACCTGTGCAAGTTGAGTATAATCCCATGTACCACCATCAAACCTTTCACCAGCATGTCCAAGACCGTTGATAGAATCAAACAGTATGTCCCTTTGTGCATATATGCGCTGGGCTGAAGGTTGTGTGCCGGTACCTAAGTTAGCACTAGGATTGTATGCAAGAGCATACATAGTCGGATCTAAATTACAACGCAAGTTTCTTGCGTACCGACCAATGCTACCTTTTTTGACACCAGCCTCTTTACGCAAATCTTCGCGTGTAAAATGTGCCATTCTTACCGAGTTTCTGGTTTGCCAATTATTTGGTGCTGTTTTTACAACAACCGAACCAAGCAGTTGCGGATTGTCCAAATTGACCAGACCTTTCTTTTCTGGCATTGTAACAGACACCATCAGATCATACACTAACGGTATTCCTTTATCATTAACCTGTTTGTGATTCTTTCTATCGATCTTACTCAGCTCAGCAGCTGTGTCAAGATACAATTCTTGAGAGGCTTCATTGTTGGCGATGCAGGCTACAAACTTGTTACTGTTAGTTGACATTGAAAATATGCCAACGCTTTTTTGGTATAAATGTTTGCAAAAAAGCCCGCCCACGTTGCCCTAAACGTCAGCATACTCAATTTGAGTGGAAAAATCAGGATTTTATCCAGCCTCTCCTACGGGTGGCTATGCCCCCACCGACAACTACGGTCGATTAAGGTTTCGACGCGTTCTTCTCAACTTCTGACGTCTAAGACGTCTCACATTATATTCGTGATGTGATGGATGACGTGCACCATAATCACTTAATGTTGGAAGCGGGGACGAAATGACCTTCCCCGCCTCCGTCGTGCCCGAAGTGATTCCGGCCTCTCCTACGGTATGGCTCCTTGCACTATACCCAATGTGCCGATGGTTTTCACATAAGGTTTTCCTTATCTGTAAAGGTCTAGTCCTAGTCCTGATTGATTCTTCAATTACCAAATATCTAATTCTAGAGCTATCAGCTGTAATGTATCGTGAACACACGACGCACTGTTCTTCAGTCATTTCCAATACCTTCGATTACGTTCATTACGGCATATATGACACAAAAACCCGCGAGCACGCGCGTGTGATTGCATTCCTTTTGTTTTCCTTGAACATTTAACACATGACCAAGGTATATTACCACCAACTCAGTTCTGGTCGGGTGTAATCCCCACAATATCCGCACCAATTTGCTGGATGATGCTTGGCGTCGTATCTACATGCACATTCGGAACATCT